CAACAACCTCTGGTAATACTTGCTCAATTTCTTGTGCTATAACTCCAATCCCCTTGCCAGCAAAATCTTTTCTATTAAATGAAACACCTCTAAGTTTCTTGACTGTTTCTAATGCGTTTGGAATAGTTTTTATATTTTCTTTTAAACGCTCGTCAGAATAAGCTGTTACGTTACCAACGGCTGTCCAGTTTCCGTTGTCGTCAGCATAAACACCCCAATTATTATCTTGCTTCAAAAAACCTATACGATTTGAATTATTATGTATAGCTCTAGTTCCCTCATCTGTATCACCCATGTATATATAGGAAGCTGCGTCATTAGCGTTAACAGTTAAACTGCCATTTAGTGTTAATGCCTCAAAGGTTGGACTGTTACTCGTATTTAAAGCTTGGTTGGCAGAGTAAGTTGTATATCCAGCCCCATTAGTAATTGCGTTGTTATTCAAGGAAATATTTGCCGTACCGTCAAAGGCAACTCCAGCTATATTTCTTGGAGTTGCTAATTTAGTTGCCTCACTCGACACACCTGAGATCGTGGCATTTATTTGACCACTAACTGTAAGATTTCCAGTTACGGTTTCATTTCCAGTAACTTCTAAATTACCGTTAACTTTTGCTGCTGTTTTAATATCAAATAAACTGCTTGAAGATGATAAATATTGTGTACCACCTTCGGACATTAGAAATACTGTATCGCCTTTTAATTGCAAGGCATCACCATCAGCACCTAGATACGCATTTCCTTCGCTATTTTGTAACCTAATAAATGTACCATTAGCATTTGTTCTTTTTATATGAAGTAACTCACTAGGATTATCAAAGTTACCTATACCAAAATTTCCTTGACTATCAAATACACCCCTTATTGTATTTGCAGTCATGAATATCATATCAGCAGCTTCATTAGCCTCAAAGATAAAATCGCCAGTTCCCCTATGTATTAGTTGAGTTGTTGTATTAGCACCAGTATTCCCTCTGATAACCCTAAAACCAAAATTTGGATAAACGGTATCACCAACTAAATCAATATAAGCATTTCTGTTACCTGACCCCCCTCCACCAACTTCCAGATAAGTATCATTTGATCCATTTTGTATTCTAAAAGTACCTGAAATATCTAAAGTGTATGATGGATTTTGAGTTCCAATACCTACTTCACCGTTACTTTCAATAGTAAGTCTTGGCGTACTGTTTGTTGCTAAAGCTATTTCATTAGCTGCTGGCCTATATAAACCATTAGCAGGGGCGGTAGATCCTGTTACATTTAATCTTGACCCTTGTATTTGATCTGTTGCTGTAACATCATCTCCTGAGACTGTACCTGTACCAGTGATATTTGTAGCCTGTAGATTTACGAAGTTATGAGTTCCTGAGTTTCCTTCAAGTCTTTCCCAGTTATTGTTTGCAGCATTTCTACGTTGAAAATAACCTCCAGAAGCGTTCCACCTTATTGACCTTTTACCCCAATCTGTTGACGTATTAGATGGCAAATTAGTTGGTGCTGGTGACAGATCTGTTGAATATAAAGAACCTACTACTTCGTCCCTATACTTAAGTTCTGTAATAAAATTTGTATATGTGCTTGTTAAGCTTGGTTTTGTCCAGTTAGTCATTTAAACACCTCTTACAGTAAAATCTACAGTACCAGCAACACCGTTGCCACTATTATCAAACAAAAATACTTTAAAGCCATCTGCGGGATTTGCAGAATCTACAAAATCATAAATAGCATATTTAGCACTAGAACTTGACCCCCTAATTGTAAGAGAAATAGCATCAACATCTACAAAAGTTTCAGTGAAATTAACCTGCTTCCCTGACCCTTGACTATCTGATGCGGTTACAGTTGTACTACCTTGATCTGTTTTACGTTTTAAAAATGTTTTAATTTTAAGACTTTTTACTTTAACTAAATCATTATTATCTGCACCATCAAATTCGAATTTGACTTTTATGTATCTAAAATTAGTTCCTAAAACATTTGTATTACCTTGTCCTTTACTTGTAAAATTAACATTATCTAATGACGTAAATATTTCTGGGGTTATTGTTGTTGAACCTATCGTTTCCCCTGCATCTAAACCTAATGTCGCTTCAATTCGCGTTGATGCTATGACTGCCCCTGTATCTATAACTTCTTCGTAACTTCCTGTGTTTTCACTAGGTAAAGCATAAACAGTGGAGCTACCGTAAACACCAAAAGTTCTAGACGTATCGTTGTTATTTGGATCAAAATGTTGTTTCCAAGTTCTTGTATTATTAACATTAAAAAATAACTCCTCATTATCTAAAAATCCATTAACTATAGTACCGCTAAATGTACTGTCAACTTCATCTGTTAACACGAAATCTGGAGGTTGATTTACATTTGCAGTAGTGTCCTCTTGTTCACCCTCAACACCTGCACTATTAACAGGAATTAATATATATGTAAAATTACCGCCAACTTGCTCAAAAACAGTTGTGAAAGTTCCTTGTTTTTGTCCAACTAAATTAGCTGTGTCAGTTGTATTTCTATAAATGTTGTAATGGATAATTGGAAGTTGATTAGCTGCTACTAAACTTTCTTGCCACCTTAATAAAACATTATTGTCAATAACCTCGTTTTTTAAATTTGTAACTTTTGAGGGTGTTGCTACAGTAAACAACACTTCTTCTAATTCCCCTTCATTATTATTAGTATCAATCGCCCTAACAAAATATTTTTGCTGTGAATCTGTCCATAAAACTCTTTCTGTCACTTGCGTTCCGTTTTGTTGAAAGTCTGCTATGCCAGCAGTTGTAGCACTTGCAGCTTCCCTATAAATTTTATAGTCTTTTATTGGAAGACCATTACTTAAAGGCGTTACTGTATCCCAACTCACAAAAGCACTATCTGATTTAATAACCGCTGTAAGGTTAAGGGGTTTAGGTGGAGCAGCTAAAACAGCATCAGGGAAGTTAGGTATTCCAGTTCTTCCTATTTCTCCCCTAAAACCGTTTGCATCTAAAGCTACAACAAAAAACCTTACTGGCGTACCAGCAACAAAAGTTGAATCAATATCTAATACATAACTATCTGAATTAATTTTATCTACTAATGTGCTGTTACTTATATCAGTAATTAAATTACTACTTCTTCTAATTTCATATTCTTTTATTTTTGTATTTCCTTGTGTAGGTTCAGTCCAAAATAATCTTAATTTTGTACCCTCAAACGCAATATTAATATTTGGGGCTGCTGTTTTTACGAAAGGAATTGTTTTTGATGTAAATGCACCTTCTTTACCAAGAATGTCAAATGCTTTTATTTTTATATTTCTGTCACTATTAAAATTAACAGGCAATGTAAAAGTCGTAGAACTTACCTTACCTAGACTTGTAGCATCATCAAAAATTTCATATTCTTTTATGGCAAATTGACCAACCCCTAAAGTTGGCTCTGTCCAATTTATTATTAAGTTATCATCTTTATATTCGTGAGTAATTGTATTTACATCAATTAAGGGTGGGTTATTTATTGTTATAGATGTTGTTCTATTTTCATTGCTTACATTACCATCAGAATCAACAGCCTTAATTGAATAAACTTTTGCATTATCAGTTTTACTTGGCAAAGTTGGAACTAAAACATTTGTCGTGTCAAATTCCCCAATTAATATACCTGTATCGTAATTATTACCCTCTTTAATTATATAACCCCTTATATCAAGATCTCTAAAGTTTGGAGGGACAGCTTCTATTGGAGTCCATGATAATTGTATTCCTAAATTAGGATCTATTACTCCAGAGAATGTATTACTTACCCTACTAGGAGGTATATTTTTACCTTGAACTGTTAGAGAAGTTTCTAAGGTATCTCTTGATTTTCGACCAGATCCACTTATAGATTTTACCTTAAAGTTAAAAATAGAACTTGTGGCAGTATTTACATTAACATCATCAATATCAAAACTAGGACTTTGAGTGGTTACAACAATTTCACTCTTATTATCTTGGTTATAAGTCAATTCATATTTACTAATGCCTACAACTGGTTTCCATTGAACTATAACTCTTACTTTAATTTGATCTCTGTATTTATATAAAGATTCAATTGGATAATTTACAGTACTACCATCAGACAAAACAGCGTTAGAAAAGTTTTCCGGAGCTGTCGGTATTTCGTCTAAATTAGTTATATCCCGATGAATTAAAGTCTCTAGTTGTTCTACATGAGCATATTTAGACTCATTATGTGATACTGCTGTTATTGAATACATATAATCGTCTTCTTCTTCAACAGATATAACTTTAAATTGTTGTGAGAGAATTGTTTGTTGTGAGTTGCCTGTAGTTTCTAAAATCCAAACTGAGTTCAAATTTGGTGTTGATGGTTGTGTGGTTTTTACATAGTCAGGATTAGGTTGTAAAGAATCTAAAAAAGGTTTATTTCCATTTGAATCATTTACCAAAATATCGAATTTACCATTTATCGTTATTGTTTTATTAGAAGTATTTATTGTGGATACATTTTTTTTACTAAATTGTCCATTCGGCATTATTACACTTACAGTACTTGTTAAATTGTTAGGAAGGTTTGCTTCGTCAGTTGTAATAACATGATTATTATTTACAGTTTGAATATTTAAAATTCGACCACCTCTTCTTACACCGCTTTTAACAGGGTCTTGTATCTCGATTATTTGTCCGGGTCTACATAAAGAACCCGCTTCTAATGTAGTTGTAAAATTAACAGTTTCAGTCTCAGTTTTTAATGTTGTCAAAAACCATTTACCAAGACGTCTAGCTTGAGTTCGAGATGTTACGCCAAAACTATTTAAATTTTTTGTTATTGCCCCATATTTTGCTACATCATCTTCATCAATAACTTCTTCATAAGCTGCGTCTCTTAATTCAGTGTCAAAATATTTAATGACTGCGATATTTGCTCTAGTTTTTTGAGATGATCCTGAGTAAGTAAAACCATCAGGAGTTACGTTTGTTTTATTAAAAATAAATGTAGGGTCTAACCCATCTCGATCTTGCAATAAAGTTAACGATCCAGCAGAGTATAATGGCATACCCCTAAATACTGAGCAAAGATTATTAATGATTTTAAAAGCATCTTCTCTTTTTTGAATTACACAATTTAAAGAAAATCTAGGTTCTTTAATTGTTTCCACTTGACCATCATTTCTCCTGTCTTTAAAAGTTACTAACTCGGAACTATATTTACTAATTGAATAAAAACTATATATATCTAAATCACTTAACTTTAAAAATTGACCTAAACCATACCTCTCTGATAATAAAATGTCTAACAAGCAAAAAGCAGGGTCATTTGTATATTGAGCAGCAGTTAAATTACCATCAAATATGTATCCGTTTGGATAGTGTATAAAACCAAAACTTTTAATCTGATTAGCATTTGAGATACCTAAACTGGCAGCTTGTGTAGCGTTTCGTACAACAACAGGCGTTCCAGTTCATTACCTGCTGGAATTTTAACTTTTATACCATTAATTAAAAAGGCTCTTCTTGGTATTGAATTAAATTGTTCAGCATCTAATTTGATACCAACTAAAGCAGAGTTTGGATAATTTAAAACCCTATAAAATTTACAAGTTCCATTAACTACATTTTTTGATTCAGTATGTTCTACTGTAAAACTTGTGCTACTAATAATTGATGTAACTTGAAAATTACCATTACTAGCACCTGTATAACTGTTATTTCTTATTTGATTATTACCATTAAAAGTGAATTGTTGATGTATGCCATCATTTAAAAATTCAAAACCTAAACTATCTCCAAGAACTTTAGTATGTGGCTCAGTTGTATTAACTGTAATAGTAGTGCCTGACTGTGAAAAAGTACCTTGTATAGGATTATCAAAATCTTTAATAAGTTGATAAGACCTTAACTGTATCGCACTAGAATGATTAATTAAATTATCACTATTATTATTATTAATTGTTGAATCATCATCACTTATTCTTTGTACTTGAAATTGAACAGGAAAATTATTACCTTCTATATTAAATTCGTATTGTCTTTGATATAAGTCACCTGTTCTACCTGTTATTTTTTGATCTACAGTGCCATTAATACTTATATTTTGAAAACTACTATTATTTTGACTTTTTAAAAATTTAAATATAACTTCAGTACCTTGCGTATCACCGTCTTTGTTTACTTTTTGTAGGGCTGGAATCCCAATGTCTATAATTACACTTGTAACACTTGTATCAGTAATTGTAAAAGTAACAGGAGTATTTTTTGTTATTTCTAAACTAACAGGAACAGGACTTGAGCTTTTGTTAAAACCTTTAATTACATTTTGTATAGGCGTACCGTTTCTAACATCTATTTTTACATCATTAAAATTATCAGTTCCATCAGCATTTTTTAAGGGAGTGTTATTAAAAAAAATTGATTGATGAAAACTATTTGTAAAACCTCCGGGATCGTGTATCCCATCAATTTCCCCTTCAGATATAACATCTAAAATATTAGCAAAACTTCTGTTATTTAATGAATCTTTTGCGGTTGTTGGTGTTCTCGAACCACCCCCTCCGCCTTTACCACCTCCACCGCCACCGCCAGAGCCTTTAATAAAATTGTTAGTCATACTTCTATGTCAACTGTGGTTATTGAAGCTGATACTGGAATACTACCGACTAAAACATGACCATAGCAAATTGGAATTGGAATACCTGCTCTTGCATTATTTTGTACCCCATTAAAACTAAATGATTTTGTAGGATCTCCCTCTTCTTCGGGAACATCAGGGGTAGGAGACAACAAACCAGCTACACCTGTTAAAAGTAAGACCATGCCGACTTTTCCAGCTAATGCAGCCCCACTAAAAACACCAGCTGACGATACTATTGGCTTACCCAAAATGCCAAGACCAGCACCACCACTAAAAGCAACAGCAGCACCAATTAAAACAACTCCAGCAATAATTTTGCCAACATTACCTGATCCACTTATCACTGGTATTATTTTTATTTCTTTTGGTCTGCTTGGAAAATTAAGTTCAACTTCTTCAATATTTTCTTCATCAACAATAACTTTATAATTATTTTCAATAATATGTTTTTCCAAATTATTAAAATTATTAATTAAAAATCTTATGGCATCAACAGGTCTGTTTAATACAGCTTGTAACTCATTATGGCCATTACATTTTTCACTAAGCTCGCCATATAGTTTTATTTTACTTAACATAACGAATCCTCTTACCTGTACATTTCATTAACCATTCTCCATAGAAATCTTTTGAACTCACTCTACCCTCTATGTGATGTAAAATCATCTGATTCTTCAATAATACCCCTATATGATTTAATCCAGTACTATTTAGCGAAAATAATATACAATCATTTTCTTTTAAACTTTCATTAGGCTTTAATTCTCTAAAACCTGTTTTTTCGAAACAATTTTCAAAATAGGGATTATCACAAAAATCTTGAGGGTTAATTGGTCTATCCCAATCTCGTAATTTAATATTTAAAGTTTCAAAATAATCCCTTATTAAACTCCAACAATCATGTATTCCAAATACATATTCACGTCCGACTAATGGTGCTTTATAGCCACTTGGTTCAAAACTGTACCACTTGTTGAAATCAACAGAATATATATGCCATTTATATTTATATTTTTCACATATCGCTTTATCTGCTGGTGTTGGATAGGGTTGTTCTATAGGGTGAGAATGAAAGACACCTATAATTGAAGCTTTATCAAAAATTTCGGCATATTCTAAAGGGTCAATAATAAAAGTATCTTTGGGATTAATTGATATATTTTTACAAGCTTTATATTTTGTTTTACCTTTAAATATATATACTAATCCGCAAGCTTCTTCTGGATAACATTGTTTTGAATGTAATTCTGCTTCTTGTTGCCAACTAAGCATGAAATGATCCTATTCCCGGAAATTCTCTTGGCAAAGCCTGACGTCTTGGTAATTGTACTGTTGGAGTGTCGAGTTTTGCAGCACACTCAAATTCAACTACCTCCCTATTCTCAGACGATTTTCTATCAATAACATATACATCATCTTCACAACGCATTGAAGCATCTTCGTCTGGATTACTTGGTGCTGCTGAAACACTTATTGTATTTCCCATATTATTACCATGAACAGAGCATGAATATCTTGCAGCGTAGTTTGTTGTTAAAATTTGATATGTAACAACACGATCAATGCCAGCAGTTCCAGTGCTTAGAACATTATCTAATATATTTAATTGAGTTCCAGATGAGTCTTTTAAAATTAAAGGGTGATTTGTGTTAGATGAGTCTGATTGTATAAATCTATATGTATTACCTCCAACCAAACTTAATGTGGGATTTTTAACACCATTTATATAAAAATAATTAGCTCCACCAACATTTTGAACAGTAACAACATAAGTTATAGTTTGACCGCTAGTATTTGACGCAGATATAAATTTTGCAAAAGTTCTTTTTCTTGTTAACACCGCACCAATCAAATCATTATTTGGTGTAATGTTATTAATTTCTTGTAAAATGGTTGATACTGTTGATAATAAATTACTTATTCTTAAAGTTGGTCTAGGTAAATTTGAGCCTTTATTAGTACCTTTATAATCAAAACCTTCTGCTTCTATAGGCATTTGACTATATGTTTGTCCACCAAATAATAATTCTCCTGTTGCATTTTGAGCAACCCCTGAGTGCCATCTATAAATAGTTATTTGATTACTAGGATTTCCTGTTGGATAATGTAAGCCTTCAATCAACTGTAATTCAAACAATGTAATTATTGCTGTTGGATTAGTTTTTTGTAATTCGTCAATTGGTATTGTCATGCTTCAAATACTTCTCTAAAAACTAATTGAATATTGTTAATGTTGTAAGCGACTTTTTCAACTGTTGGATTTTCACATACCCATTTGCCAGTAGAGCCATAGGGGGGTGTCCAATTAAAACTTTTTGCCCCATTATTACCACCTGTTGAACTAGCTAAAAAATTTAAAATATTTGTTGTTGAGACGTCATCTCGATTATTAAAAGGCAATGTCCATGTTCTAACTGTTGAATTTAAACCAGCAACTATGCGCTGTTCATAATTATCTCCTAATTTATTTGTAATAACATTATTTTCAATGCTTAAATTAGGTGTAAAACTTGGGGATACATCAGATCCAACTGTTTGTGTGTCAAAAGTTGCCATTAGCTATAAAGTATTCCTCCGGGCTTTTTCTGTTTAACTAACTCTGCTTGTATAGCATGACCTATCATTTTGCCTAATTGTTGTGCTTTTGCGTTATTACCTTGAGCGTTTGTATTGCCAGCATCAACTGAAACATTTACAACATTACTTCCCCCACCTTGAGACATTACACCTAATTTGCCGTCACTACCACGTTTAAGCGGCATTATAGCTTCCGCACCAGCTTCGCCCATTAAACCCATTCCATTCTTCATTGGAAAAACGGTAGGACGATTAACAACACCTCCATAAGCATATTTTTGAACCTCCCCACCTTGAAAAACATTACCATTAGCAGAACCTACTTTAATACCAAATGAACCAAGCAAAGGACTGATTATTGCTGACCTTATTACTATTCTTGTAATATCAGCTAATATTGATCTTGCTAAATCACCAAAAGCCAATTTTCCTGTCATTACAAAATTTACAAGAGCATCTTCCATACCTTGTAAAGCATTGCCCATTGCGTTTTTAACTTGACCTGCTACATCTGCTGCTTTTGTTCTGTATTCTTCGAGTGCATCTTTCATACCCCCAAGAACACTTTTTTGCTCATCGCCAGTTTCGGTAGTAATACCACCTCCAGCACCATCTAAATTTGATTTACCTTCTACTATGTTTTCTGGGTCTTTTGGTGGTTTTACCTCTGGCAAAGTAATCGTAAAGTTATCACCTGCTGCTCTGTTATTTTTACCAATTAAAAATTCCCTTACGAATTTTGGGAGGGCATTAAAACTTAAAATAAGGTATTTATAAAGACCATCTCGAACAGCCTTAAAGAAATTCATTATTTCAACTCTAAATTTAACTATTAAGGTAATTAATGTTCCAATACCAGCAACAGCTAACACTATCCATCCCATTGGGTTTGTTGCATTAAAAATTACATTAGCAGCAGCAGCTAATTTTGTTCCTATTGCTAATTTAGTCATTAAAGCACCTATTTTTCCGAAAATTAATGCTTTAACTCCTAAAGATGTAAGAGTTACCATTGTTAGTTTCAAAGCTAAAGCAGCTAAACCAGCAGCAGCTAAACCAGCACCAAAGTCTTTAATCGGTTTAGGTAGTTTTGATAAGTCAGTTAAAAATTCGTTTAAAAGTTTTGCTAATGGGTCTAAAACACTTATAAAAGCACCACCAATTTGATTAGTTAATATCTCGAAGTTACCTCCTAAAACTTTTGTAGTCATAGCAAAACTATCCATATTCTTTCTAGTTTCTGCTGATGTTCCACCGCTATTTCTAATAGTGTCAAATAATTTTGCTACATCTACATCAGTTTGGTTTATTAAGGCTAATATTTTACTACCTTGCTGTTGACCAAATAATGCTTTAGCAACTTCAGCTTTTTGTCCAAGATTACCTACTTGTTGAAAACTGTCCCTTAAGCTCATTATTACTTGATCCATAGGTTTTAAATTACCATTTGCATCTAAAATATCTGCTCCTAAATGTTTAAATGCTTTAGACAATTTTGCATTTCCTTTAGTTAAATTTAAAAGTTCGCCGTTAGCCCCTGTTGCAGCCATTGTTAATCTAGTAAATACTTGTCTTAAGGCTGTACCAGCATCACTTCCTTTAATTCCACTATTTGCTAGTAGTGCTGTCATAGCAGCAGCTTCATTCATATTTACACCAAACGTCCTAGCCATAGGTGCTGTATATTTTAATGATTCGCCTAAATCTCCTATTGTTTGGTTCGAACTGTTAGCAGTAGAAACTAATATATCTAAAACGTCACCTGCTCTGTTAGCTTCTAAACCCATAGCTCTCAAATTATTTGATGCAATTGAACCCATTTCTGCAAAAGACACATCAGTAGCTTCAGCAGCAGCAACAATATCTTTT